TTCTTGCTCTGCTAATACCTCTAATAATTGGTTATTTGCTTTTCTTCTATCCTCAATACTGTTCCGTTCTTCATCTCGTATTTGTCGTAACTGCTCGGCTTGTATATCGTATTTCTCTACAAGTAAGGATTGTTGTGCTGCTGCTAACTCTGCTGCGTTTGCTAATGCTACGTTTTCCTTTGCGGCTTTTACAGTTTCTGTTATATATCCTTTTATTGCATCCTTGTTTTTTTCTACAAACTCCGCACCCTTGTCAAACGTATCATTTACACCAGTAAGAACATCTAAACTCTCTTTACCAGCATTTTTAACATCATCTAAAGCACCAGCAAAATCGCCACTAAACACCTTTTTAACTGCACTTGCTAAATAACCTAATGTATCAAGAAAACTCTCAAAGCGTTCTACTATGTTAGCTTTAATACTTGCGCCTAAAGCCTTAACGCTTTCTAGTGGGTTTTCAAATATAGCCTTAAAAAAGTCTACAACCGCACCGCTATTATTTACAATAAAACCAACGAAGTCATTAAATGCAATACTAACCGCCTCAAACGCTGTATTAAATAAATCAGCTACCTTTTGGTTTTGATTAAACACCTCTGCAAGTTTACCCAACGCAGCAATAACTAAACCAATACCAGCAGCCTTAATGGCTGTGCCTAAACCTTTAAACCCTTTGCTTATACCACCAACCCCTTTTTCAGCTTTAGCAGAGCCTTTATCTACTTGGTTTAATTCATAGTTTACGTCCTCAATACCTTTTACAGCATCTTTAGTATCAACGTTTAAGTTAATTGTTTTCTCTACTGCCATTTTATTTCTTGTTTAAGTGCTTTAAATCCCTCTTTTAGTGTTGTAGGTAGTTTGTGTTTACCTTGTGCTATACGGATGTTTTCTGTTTCTCCGTTTGCGTATTTTAAGCTGTCTAATATTAACTTTATCATAACGTAGTTTCTGTTATACTTGTATCGAATGAATAAGCATCAGCACCGCTTATATTATATTTTGCTCTTACCCCTATATTGTATGTTGTGCCGCTTTCTAAACCAGTTATTTTCTTTGTTGTTACTGTGTTTGCTTCTGTTGAAAATACTCCGCCATTTAAAATAATATCATATCCAACCACACCACTAACTGCTGACCAAGTTATAGTAATAAAGTCTGTGCTTTTAGCTGAAACTGTAACTTGTGCTACTCTGTCTAAATAAGCAAATTGATTGTTGTTTATCTGACTTACAAACTCGCTTCTGTTGTATAATTCTAAATCTGTTTTGTTGGTTAGTAGGTTTGTTTTTATACTGTTTATTCTATATGCGTTGTTAGCTATTACTAATTTGTCTTTTAATTGTAGCTTTAGTAATATGCTTAAAGGTAAGTATGCGGTGTATTTAAACAGCCTCGATGTTGGGTCAAACATTGTCTGCACATAATCAAAATAACCATCCTCAAATAAGTTAGTACTTAATGTTGGTATTTCTTGCAGAAATTCATCAGCTTCTAACCCAAAGTTTAACTGTAATCTTGTATTATAACCCCATTCCCCTATTGCTGTAACATTACTTGGTCGTCTATAACTACTTGGCGCACTACCACCTATTGTTAGTTCACTATCTGTATTAGATTGATATATGCTTGAAAATATTAAAGGCTCTCCAATAGTAGGCTCAAACTGTTTATTTAAAAACGCACCTTGACCAATAAGAGTTAAACTATCATTATCGTCTGGGTCTGTTAGCCTTTCATACATCATCTTTTCAAAAGGCAATTCTACTTTATAAGTACCACCATCAAAAGGCGTGTTCTTTTTGGGGAAACTTTCTTCAGCAAATGGAACTGTTTGTATTTCGTCTGAAAACTGAACAAGGAAGCTTTCTTTACTTTTAAATTTAAAGTCCATTTTCTTGTACTGAAAAAGCCTATCCACAGTTGCTTTCTCCATATCTACATACTTTGTAATGTCGTAGGCATCTTCGTTTTGATAATATACTTTTGCTAGTTCTACATTTATGTTATCTCCATCTTTATAAACAAGTAAATTAAACATCTTAAACAATCCGCTTAAAAAGTCTATTACTTTCATTTCTGGCATTTGTCTGCTTATTTCAAAAGTGTTTAGAACATCTTGGTTTGTAGGTGTGTATTTTGCAGTCCAACTTTGCTGACCACTTGCTGTTATAGTTAATTCTTGTGTCATTGTTATTGTGTTCTCGCTTTCGACCTCAACAATTAAATCTAATAATTCTACATTATTTGGATTGTTTCCAAAAACACCTAAATTTCTAAAGACCTCTACAATATTGACTGTTCCGCTTTGGCTTGTATATTCTTCGTATCTAATCAACACACCAGTAGCACCATTTTTTATTCTTACAACATAATTCTCTGCAGTTAATGTTGTTATTGCTAAAGTTACAGTATATTCATTTTGTACATTTATGTTTATAAAATAAGGCAACAAATACAAAGTCCTTACATCGCCAATAGTTGAACCAGTAGCGTTGTAAGTATATGTTGGGGCTTCATCGTCTTGGTGTCTAAATCTGTTTACAGAAATGTTTACAGCACCATCTGGATTTGCGTTAGTTACATAACCCTCGTTTTTGTGCATCCACATATAAAAGTTAAAAAACATTGAAGTCTTAAAGAACCCAGTAAAACTCAACTCTGGATATGTTCTCTCTATTGCTTCTATAATAGCTTTTAATTTTATAGCTGGTTTTAAGTCAGTATAAACAAGACCAGTAGAAGTAATGCTATCCTCATAACCATCAGTAGTAGAATAACGCATATTTTTACTGTGGTGTATATTAGGCACTATTATATCATCGCTTCCATATGTAGAAATTAGCGTAGATAAATTAGCAGTAAAGAAGTTCTCTATGTTTGTTTGGTTATATGTAAAGTTATAAGCATTGTCATATATCAAGCCTTGTAAAGTTGTATCTCCTACAATCTCTTTTAATACTACTGCATCGCCAAAGAATACTACTTTGTATGCGTGTGGTTTATTGTCCTTTAATGATACGCTTTTAAACTGTATCTTACCTTTCTTGTAGTCTATACCATTCAGCTTTATAACCGCATCGTGTTTAAATCGTGCATCAAAACTGTTAAGCACATTTTGGTTTTCGTAATGTCTAAATAGTTTGTTATTGGTTTTAGAAGCTGGTAGATTAAACTGTTGGCTAAAAGGAGTAAATACCTTGCCTATGTCTTTAAGGTTTAGTAAGGTGTCTGTTATAGTTATACTCTCATCCTCAAATAAGTCTGCTCTAAAGTAATCGCTTTCAATTATGTATTGGTCTGTGTTAGGGCTTGTAAATAAATCAGCAGAAAGGCTCAATTGCGTATCGCTATCAATGGCTGTAATTGATGCAGTTAGATGTGTTCTTTTGTTAGTGACAATATCTCCTACACTTACGCTTGTATTAAACACACCAGTATTGTCTACAAGTTTATTAGTTGCAAACCCAGTAACACCGCCCTCTAATCTATTGTAACCTTTTATGTATAGTTCTATTATCTGCATCTATCGTATGTTGTTAATAGTGTCAAAAGCAAATTCTACTTCTATTGTGTAGTTTATTAGTTTGTCGTTTAAATGTGTTTTGTAATTTAGACTGCTGCTGCTTACGTTTATTGGTAATGTCTGTGAGTTTATCTCAATCCAACAATCTTCACTTAACTGCATCTGCTTAAACACATCGTTGTATTCCTCTGGATAAAAGCCAGTGTTTAGCGTTAGCTTTTCGCTTCCGTTTTTAGTCAGTATCTTTTGCTGATGTCTACTTGTATCGTAAGAGCCATTAACAATAATATTACGCTTAAACTTTTCTGTTTTAGTGGTTAGCACCTCGTTTGTTCTCTTAAAGAACCATATAGATTGTAAAGCACCATACTTATTTACAAATGTTAGTTTATAAGGCTGGTATTTACATTCCTCAATATCTTGTACTGTTACTATAGTTAGGTTACCATCTGCATCTGATACTCTTATTTCATCCACAGCCAATAGAGCAAATTCATCTTCAAACGCAGTTAAACATACATTACTCTCAAAAGTACCACCATCTTGTATAACCCTATCTTCAAACATATCAGCACCATTCACACCATTAGTAACGTATTTTATCTGCTCTGTGTTTTCAGGGTCAAAACTAAAATCAGTAGAATACACAACTTGACCATTTAACAAATAAGAAACATCAATATCTTGATTAATATACAAAGGTAAAACTGCTGGAGTATCTGCTAACTTTAAAATACTTCTGTTTGTTTGCAATACTGTGTCTGCGTTTTGTGGATTAGCGCCATCTTCAAAATATCCATAACCATCAAAACCAGTTAATTCAGTATAAGAAGTAAACCCTTGCGCAACACCTTGTATATAGCTATTTGTTCTGTAATCTACCCATACATTAGCAGATGCGTAATCTCCATCAAAAGTATTAAGTAAATAATCCCTTACTATTTCGCTAATCTCAAACGTTACTACATTATTAACTGCAAAAGAAGTAAGCCCAAATAAATTAGTTCTGTTTGTTCGTAATCCAGTATATACATACAATTCCATATCTACCCTTGTAAGGTTTGTAGCCGTTATGTTTACATAGTATGGACTTCTTGCGTTTATCTTGCTCATTTCTTGTTTATGTTTACTTGTATTTGTTTCTCTAATCCTATTGAGTATGCTTGTACTAAATCATCTGGCAAACGCTTAAACGCTGCTTCAAATGGTTTTGTAAAAAACATACTTGCTTTAGTTCCTTTATTATATATACCTCTTGATATTAAGTAAGCTGTACTTTCATAACTTAAAAATCTACCAGTTTTTTTATCTCTAAATTGTATACCCTTTCTTTTAACATAGTCTTTCATTGATTTCCTTAAACCACCTTTTTTACCACTACCTGTACCAAATCTATAAGGGCTATCTGGTGCTTTAGCACTTGATGACTTACCCCTTACACCTCTATCCTTAAATTTACCATAATCTACCATTTTAAATGATAGTGATGTTGTATCTCCTTTTGTATCTACATCAGAATCTAAACTATTATATAGGTTTTTAGTATCATTAAAAGTGCCATAAGGTAAAGCACCTTTAGTTAAGTTGCTTCTACTTTGCTGTATAACGTATTTAGCAAACTTATTAAGTTCATCCCTTAAAAATTTATCTGCTAACATATTGTAATATCATTCTTTACAAACACATTAAACGTAGCAGACCACCCAGCTAAACGATTGTCAAACCTTTCGTAAAAAGGCTCAAGCGTTGCATCGCCATCTAATTGGTATTGGTCGCTATATAGTGTGCCTTTTCTTAACACCATTACTAACTTGTTTAATACTGCTAACTGTGTGTTTAATATATCTTGTTCGTTGTTGTTTCCTCTGAATATGTCAGTAGTAGGTTCTTTGCTTTCGTCTACTATGTCCATTGATAATACACTAATGTTAAACGTAAGCGTTTGCTCTTGTGTTGTAACGTTGTTTATTATAATGTGGCTTAATGGGAATATAGATTGCTTTGCTAAATCAATGTCGTATATATCGCCAGTAGTAACTGTGTTTACATTCACATCGCCAAGTAGTTGGTCTTTTATTGTTTCTGTTAGTAGGTAAAAACCTCTTATTCCTGTCTGGCTCATTTTATATTATTTAAACTTGCTTTTAATTTGTCTTGCTTCTATTTCGTTTTTCTCTTTTTTGTATGTTAAGTATGTTAAGCACTCGTGTACACCTAATTTAGTGATATGTTCAAATTTTGTAATATCTCCGTTAGATAACCCATAGATTGAGTTGTACCACCCCCATTTGGCTGTGAAGTTAGATACTGCGCTAAAATCTCCTCGTTCTTCTTGTCCAAAGAGTTCAGCATAGCTATCGATAAGTCCTTGCCTAAATTGTAAAAAAAAACCACCGCACCAAGTACAGCATCTAAAGGCATATCTTTTGCCAGTTCGCTATTGTTAGGCTCGTAGTCTTTTATGGTGTATCTGCTTCCGCTTCTGTGTTCTATGGGTCTGTATAATACGTTTACAGCTCTATGTAGGTTGTCGTTGTCCCCTATGAAAGTATCAAGGTCTACATACTCGCCAAAGGACATATCCTCAAGGCTTGGAATAAACCCATACTCAACACCATTCATTTTAAACATATTTATCAATTGGTGCTTTGTGTCAAACATACCATTTATAATACTGCATATCTCTACTATGTCTGTGGCTTTCATATTTCTAACCACTAACTCTGGTACGTTGCAGAATATCTCAATAGTCTTTAGTTGTAAGTCTGTTTCGTTTAAATCAGACAGTTTTGCATACTCTTGGTACTGTCCTAAAGTTATCTCGTTGAGTGTTGTTGGTATAGTTAAATTAACTTTCATACTAATATATAAACGTTTTCAAATTATTTTAGAACAAGGTACAAAAAAACCCCTACATTTCTGTAAGGGTTAGTTTATAGAATATTAAATAAAAGTTAGGTGGTCTGTTAGGGTGTTAGGCAACTTGATAGGGATGCCGTACCCTCGTAGCTATCAAACTACTTTATTTCTTCAACCTTTAAAGAGAGCTTCTCTCTTCCTTTGCTAATGTTTATTGTCTTGTTGTTTATGTATAACGCTCTAATGTTGTTAAGCTAACACTCCCATTGGAGTACTGGGCATCTATCCCCCAGACCTTTATACACTCGCTTCTCAAATAATCAGATACTCTTTCAATCTGTTTCACACTCTTGTTGTTTAACCTCGTATTAATCTCAACGAGCAGCAATTGTCCTTATATTCAATATTCAATATGTCAATTAACGTTGTACTATTTTTTGTACACTACAAATATACAATACTTTTATTGTTATAAACAAATTATAAACAAACTTTAACATTTCTTTAACATTTAGTGTACTATATACTTACCTCTGTTTGGGTTTTGTAGTTGATAGCCTACAGCATACCTAATAGCATCTATTAAGTGATTGTACTTGTCTATTGGTGTGTTGCTCTTGCGTTCTAACCAGCAGTAGTTGTTTAGTTCTTTAATAAGGTTTGTACTGTCTGGGCTTACAACAAGGTCATAGTCTTGTAAAAGGCTTATGCCATACGTTACACTACCTTGCCCTTTAATTGATGGCTTTACCATACACCCTTTTGCTTTTAGTTCGTTAAGTAGTCTTGGCTCTGCACTATCCCCTACTATTAAACCATCCTTTGCGTGTTTTAAGTTAAGGTCTGCTATTTGTGATGTTGTTAGTCTTGGCAAGTAGAAGCACTCTTTTAAATAGATTGTTTTAGTGCTTGTGTTTATGTTTACCTCAACAAGTGTACTTGGGTCTGCTGCAAATCCGTAATCTTGTCCCCATACGCTTACGCTGTATCTTTTAAACTCTCCTATTGTCCAGTTGCTAAATATAACGCCCTCTGCTTTGTTTAACCACGCACCTAACATCTGTTGTTTGTACTTCTCTGGTCTACGTTCACGCATCTGTGCTATTTGGTCTATATAGCTTTTAGATAGGTTGTCTATGTTGTCTATGTATGTGGTGTGTATGTAGGTTGTGTTGTCTTTGGTTATATTGCTTCCCTCTTGTACCCCTCTGTCCTCAAAGAAACGCTTGTATATAAAATGCTCTTTTGTTGTTGGGTTTAGTATTAGTATAACTCTGTTCTGTAAGCCTTTCTCTCTTACCGACAAATCTATGGTGTCAAACTTTTGCTCGTCTGTTAGTTCTTCAGCTTCATCTACTACCCAAGTTGTAATACCTTGTAAGGATTTAAGGTTTGCGGTTTGGTCGCCACTTGATGTCTTTATACCTCTGAATATTATTTTGCTACCAGTCTTTTTGTTTAGTATCTCGTCTTTAGTTATATGAAAGTCTTGTGTAAAGCCAAACAGTTCTAGCTTGTCTATAAATTCTGGTATAATAGATATATAAGCAGATGTTAATGTATAGCGCGTAAATAGTATTGTATGTCCAGCTTCATAGGTAAGCATAACTAAAAGGGCGTTTACTGAAAATGACTTTCCAGAACCACGCCCACCACTAACTATAAAATATCTACTATCTTCCTCTACAATAGATTTATATTTCTTATGTACCTTAATCAACGAATTTAATTAAATCTCTAAAATTGATGTTTAAGCCCTCTGACGAGTTAATGTCTACGCTTTCTTTAGGTTTGCCATAACGATAGCTTAAATACAGCTGTAAAGCCCTCATATCGCCTTTTGTTACTAACTCCCCTAACTTACCCAATGCTTCGTCTTTGTCTATTATAGCATCTAAACGTTCTATTAGTTTTTGTTCTTGTGCTTTTGGTTTTCTACCAGCACCTTGTCTTGCGCCACCATTATTTTTTCTTTTATCCATAATTGAAAAAGATTGTTTATTCAATAATATATAAACAAAACTATTTTTTTTATTAAACATACTTTATGTTATGCTCGTTTTTTATTTTCCCTTGCAACACTCTTCTAACATAGTTCTTGTGTTCTCCTAAAGCAAATGATGCTGCTCTTGTAGACCTAAACTCTTTATTAAGGCTTCCTATATATACCTTTAACCATCTCTGTTTTATCTTTTGTTTTTTAGGTTTGTGTAATTCATCAAGCATTTTAGTATAGTATTTTTTAAATCTTGTGCTTGTTGTATTCGCTAATAGTTCTTTATAGTATTCTTCCATTAGAATAATCTTTGTTGTGCTTTGTGTTGCTCTATTCGTTTCATTGCTGAATTGTAGTAGTCTTTGTCTAACTCACAAGCTGTTAAATCATATCCTAAATTATGACAAGCTATCGCTATTGAGCCACTTCCTAAATGTGTGTCAAGTATTCTAAAACCATCTTTTGCGTAATTCATTAAAAGCCATTCGTATAGTTTAACTGGTTTTTGGGTTGGGTGTATTCTTACTTCTTTATTTTTCATATCGCCTTGCAACATACCATTCCACATAAACTTATAGCTTTTAACACTATTTATTTTACTACAATAAGCAAGTTCTCCATCAGAGTTAGAGTAATTTTCAGCAGTAACCTTATCCCAATATATACGACCGCCTTTAAACAAATCATATTCATAATAATTTACACCCCATATAATTTGATGCTTACTTACTCTTTTAAGTTCTAAAAAATAATCTTTAGGCGGTGTGTAAGTATCCCAATCTTTTTTGCCATAGTTTTTTCTTTTAGCTGCTGATGCTTTAAACTTTTTTCCTTGCCTATCATCATTACCTACATCAATCCCATAAGGCGGGTCTACTATCGCAAGGTCAAAATAATTATCTTCATACCTTGCCATTAGTTCCATATTGTCTTCGTTTGTTATTTTCATAGCAGTATTTCTTCTATCTTTTCTATTTGTTTTTCAGTAGCCTTTGGTATTTGTTCCATAACGTATAGTCTATTGTCGCCTATTAGGGCTTTGTACATTAGTTCTA